CTGCAGGTACTTCCCCTTTAAAACTAGAATATGCGTTAAATTCTGGTCTCTCTAATTGTGCTTGAGGTGTATGATTATGAACACATCTTGATATCATTTTATATAATTTAAAGTCGGGATATCTATCTACTCCAGTTCCTTTGTATAACATATTTACTCCTTTATCATCTAAGCACCATTCAACTATTAAGCGTTTAACAGGATCAGTACATTTACTTAAATCTTTAACCTCATCAAAATCCTCAACTACATAATCAAATATTGAACAAGCTAGACGACATAAATCAAAACTATAATTTGGTTCTAATCGTGGTTTCTTCTCGTTTAAGTAGGGTTCGGTATTATATTGGGTAGCAGCATCACCGCCTACTTGAAAACTATCGCTACAGAAAAGTTTACTATTAAATTTATATATACTTCTTCCAAAATCAATAATTTTGAATATACGACCAAATGTAGGTACCTTATAGTATTTCTTTTTATAACAATAATAAATAAACTTTTTATCAGTCTGGTTATACATAACATTATTTGTGTGTAAATCATTATGTGTAAAGTTAAATGCTTTTTGATATGTAACTAAAATCATAATAATCTGCATTAATGCCGAATACCATTCTTCTTTTGATAAATCATTAGTTAAAATTAAATCATCAAATGTATTTTCGCAAAATTCCATTCCAATAACTTGAACTGGAAATTTTGGAATAGTTACATCTATTCTCTCTTCTTCAAAAGAATCTTCATCTTCATCATGATCTTCATCTTCATCTTCATCATTATCTTCATCTTCATCATGATCTTCATCATTATCTTCATCTTCATTATTTTCAGGGTTGTCACTATCTAAGTTTTCAATTTTTCCGCAATCATCACAGTCTTCTTCATTATCAGTATATGATGATCGTGATGAACAAGTTGAGTTAGATTTTAATGTAACATGTTGATCTGTTTCTTTTTGTTCCAAAAGATTAGTATTTGTTAGATCAACTAAATCAGATAGTAAATCGGATGATAAATCAGACATATTTACAATATTTTCATCAAATACATCTTCAAACATTTCATTATCAAAAGATTTAATTGACATTTGTGATTTGGCAGTTGAATTATGCTGAATTGTAATAGGTTTTAGTTTTTGATTTTCATCTTGAAATAAATGATCATACTCATCAATTTTAAATAAAACATTTTTATTTTTATTAAAGAATTCAGAACTATTTAAATAATCAATGTCATCAAAAACATTTAAAATAAAGTTATTTTTAATACCTAAAAATGATCCATAATAATCAACTCCATGTGTAAACCCGTGTGTATAAATTAAATTACTTGATAAGTATACAAACATACCATCAACATATGCTGAATTATTTTGATCAATAAATTTTGAATGACAATCTAATTCTGTTGAATTTATTTTTGGTAAAGTAAATAATTTTTCATCATTTAAATTATACTTTCCAATTAAATATTTAAATGGGTCTAATAAAGGCGCCATCTTAAAAAAGACATCTTTATCCTTTACTTTATTATTTTGCGTATTTTTAAGCCTACAATTAAATAAATGAAAATCATCTTCTTCTCCATCCTTAACATTAGAAATATACCATTTGTTATTTAAATTAATGCTATTATAATTACTATCATTCAAGGTGAAGAATTTATTATAAATAGGTATATAATTTTGCGCATTTGAGAGAAAAAGTGTTTCTGATTTCTCTAAACATTTAAAAAGTTCAAGGTTTTTCCTTTTTTGATAGTTGACGTTTATCATTCTTTAGCTAATTAATATATAAATTTAATGTATTTTTAACTTATTATAAATGCTAATATATTTAGTGTTTAGCTTTATTGCGTAAAAATCACTAAAAAATAATTTATATTTTAAATAATAATGACTTTAGAACTAAGGAAATTTGACATGAAAAGTATAAGCTTTAAACCGAATGAAAATAAGGGTCCAGTTGTAGTTTTAATTGGAAAGAGAGATACAGGTAAGTCTTTCTTGGTAAGAGATTTACTTTTTTATCAACAAGAAATTCCAATTGGGACTGTTATTTCTGGAACAGAAGAAGGTAACGGTTTTTATGCTAGTATGGTACCAAAATTATTCGTTCATAATGAATATAATACGGCTATTATTGAAAATATTTTAAAAAGACAACGTACTGTTTTGAAGCAAATAAAAAAGGAAATGGAAACATATAAACGCAGCAATATTGATCCTAGAGCATTCGTGATTTTGGATGATTGTTTATATGATGCTACATGGACTCGCGATAAAATGATGCGTTTACTTTTCATGAACGGGAGACACTGGAAGGTCATGTTAGTCATCACAATGCAATATCCTCTTGGTATTCCTCCCACACTGAGAACCAATATAGATTATGTTTTTATTCTCCGAGAAAATTACATTGCGAATAGAAAGCGTATTTATGAAAATTATGCTGGCATGTTCCCAACATTTGAGAGCTTTTGTCAAGTAATGGATCAATGTACTGAAAATTATGAATGTTTGGTCATTAATAACAACTCGAAATCAAACAAATTACACGATCAAGTTTTTTGGTATAAAGCTGATAGTCACGGTGAATTCAGATTAGGTTCAAAAGAATTTTGGGAATTGTCTAAAAATCTTAAAGACGAGGATGAAGAGGAAGCATATGATCCTAATAAGGCTAAAAAACGAGGCGCAGGTCCGAAGATTAGCGTCAAAAAGGCAAGTAAATGGTAGAAAGTGTGAATTTGCTTTTATAAAAACTACTTACCAAATATATAAGCAGTTTTATTACTTAAAGAGTATCCTATTATAAAGTATATAATAAGATGCAAGAACTGAACATCGTAGAACTCATAGAGAAAAATCCAATCTCTAAACTGTCAAAAGCTTATAATAACAAACTAATAAATAAAATCAAGGATAATTTTAGTGGGTTTGAACAACAATTATTTGTAAGTAGTTTTTATTGTTATTTAAATTATGATAAAAATATTGATTTTGTAGTTGATTTAGATGATATATGGAAATGGTTAGGATTTTCTACTAAACAAAAGACTGAAATTTTATTAGAAAAAAATTTTAAATTAGATATAGATTATAAAAATCTTGCTCATTCAACTTCGGGAGCAGTTTCTGAAGAAGAACCGCTTAACTTTAAGGATAAGCAAGATACTGCTATAAAACATATAAAACAAAATGGAGGACAAAATATAAAAAAAATATTATTAACTATTAAATGTTTCAAGTCATTATGTTTGAAAGCTCAAACCAAAAAAGCGGGAGAAATTCATGAATATTATATGAAAATGGAAGAAGTTTTACATCAAATTATAGAAGAAGAAACGGATGAATTAAAACTCCAATTAGAGCAAAAAGAAAATATTATTTTGGTAATTAAACAAAGTTCTGAACAAGAAAAAATAATTTTAAAAAAAGAAAAACAAAGAGCAGTAGAACAAGCAACAATTATCCACTTCCCATTAAATACAGAATGTATATATTTTGGAACAATTGATAATACAAATGAATCTGGAGAAAAATTAATAAAATTCGGTCACACAAATGACCTAGCAACAAGAATACAAGATCACCGTAAAAAATACAACAATTTTGTTTTGGTACAGGCGTTTAGAGTTCAAAATAAAGTGGAAATTGAAAATCTAATCAAGACATATCCAAAAATTAAAAGACAAATTCGCAGTATTGAACTAAACGGGAAAAATAAAACAGAAATAATTGCTTATGACGCAACAAATTTTACTATTGATAAATTAACTAAACATATTAGAGATATTATTCATTCAAAGACATATAGTATAGATAATTTTAATAGATTGATGAAACAAAATGAAGAATTGGAAAATGAAAATAGAATATTAAAAGAAACAAATATTTCTCAAGGAATAATTATTACTAAAAAAACTATTGAAATTAACGAATTGAGAGAAAAACTGGAAAATAATAACACAATATTAGATTCTGTTAAAGTCGAAAATCAATCTGTTTATCAAAATGTATTATTGCCAGAAGATGATATGAATAAAAGGTTCAACGAATTTGTTAATAGTGTTTGTATTGTAAGACCCGATGTAGAAGAGTTGTCTGTAAATATTGAAGGACGGTATCGTTTATTGTCGCAAGTTAAACCGTCAAAAGAAGTATTCCATGCCTTAAAAAATTACATGGATACAAGATTTAAACCAAAACGTATTGAAAGAAATCACGGATACTTAGGAATAAAATTAAAACCTATTGAATATAAAAAGTCTAAGGAAAATTCCTCTGTCGAAACATTTATTTTTCAATCGTGTCAGTTTTCTGATTGCGGAAAGGTTTTAAATTCAGTTTTATTGAGAGAATATCAAAAATGGAAACTTTCTGTTGGCAAAGAATTGTCTGAGAATGACATGAAAGAAATTAAAGAATATTTAAATGAATCTCCTTACGCTCTTAAAGCAACAGTATGGACAGATGAAGGAAATAATGAAGGATATTATGGTTTATCTATAAAACGAAATGATTATAAACCAAAACTTATTTCATCAACTGGTAAAAAAGTATATAAGAGAGAAGTAAAAACTAATATTTTACTAGCAACGTGGGACACAATAGCAAAGGCTGCCGAACTAGAAGGCATTTCTGCTGCCAAGATGAGCAGATGTGTGAAAAATAAAACTATAGTTAATGATTATTATTATGCTACAGAATAATTATAAGATTTATTATTTAATATATTTTAAATAATAAAATTAATTCATTTTTAACAATCATCAAATGAGATGGTTACGGGATATTTAATATAACAATAATCCCTCCAATTTGTATTTGGCTCAACCTTTTCTAAAGGTTGATTTAATCTACTTGTTCCATAGAATCTTTATTAGCAAAAGGACCACTAACTAATTGACTTTGTCCGTTGTCAGTCTTACCAACAACAATATTTTCACCTTCGAATAATTCCATACAGATGTCAGCAGTAGAAATATTTTCTTGTTCCTTAAACGCTACTTCTTGAGTGTTAATATTGTTAACACCGATTAAATTGCCTTGTTCATCAATGGATTGAGTTAAGGTATTGCCAGATTTCTCGGCATTTTTAATATTCTCGTCAATTGCTTTTTGTTTAGATTCCTTGACACGTTGCTCAAAAGCAGTCTTAGCATTAGATTCATTCTTAGTTTTCTCGCTCATCAATTGATTAAGTTCTTCTTCCATATACTCAACACGTCCAGTCTTGTAAGCTTCAGGATCCCAAGGCATCCACATACCAATCGGACCTACATAAACATCATGATTAGGGTCAATTTCTCTGAGCATTTTACATCTCAACTCGGCTTCTTCTTGAGTAGGATATGATCCTCTAATTTTTAATCCTCTTGTATTGGTTTGGAAATTATGAGCAATATCGAACTGTTTTTGGAGTTCTTCTTCATTATTGTCAATATATGTTTTGAACTCATCGTCCATGCTAGATTTAACAAGAGAATCTCTTTCTTCTTTTACGAAATCTTTAAAATCATTTGATAAATCATCGAATGAAATATTGTATTTAAAAGAAGTAAAGTTAAGGAACTGAACAAACTTTTCCATTGATTTGTTAAAATCCCACTTCTTTAGGAACTCTTCAAAATAGAAGATTTGCTTTTCTTTTAGAATTTTATCTGGAGAACAAAATGATACACAAACAAATTTTTGACCAGAAATAGGTTTATCTTCCTCTAATAAGTCAACATATTTAGAATTAACTTTTCCATTAACTTGTTTTCTCTCAAACCCAGACTTTTTAGAATTCTTTTCTTTAGAATGATTCATTTTAAATAGATTAATTATTTATTTTTAAGTTTTTTATCGCAATATATATTTTTTTTCTTATTATTTAATATAAATGAACGGACTTATTAACGTTGGTGAACTTGTTAAGAGAATCATTAAGTACCTTGTTGAAGGTTTAATGGTAGCTATTGCTGCTTATGCTATTCCTAAACGTTCTTTGAACATTGAGGAAATTATCTTGATTGCTTTAACTGCCGCGGCTACCTTTAGCATTCTTGATACCTACATTCCTTCTATGGGCGCTACTGCTCGCTCTGGTGCTGGCTTTGGTATTGGTGCTAACTTGGTTAAATTCCCTGGTGGTTTTTAAAGTGAAGCGATTTTAAAGTGAAGTGACTAAAAACTAACATAATATATTTAATCTAATTATAATATATATTATGGTAAAACAATCACGTAAAAAGTTGAGAAGACCAAAACGAAGGTCTTTTAGAAAAAGAACTAGAAAAATGATTGGTGGTGCATTTACACAAGAAGAAAACCAACAGTTATTAGGCATGGGATTCACACAAGATAATATTCAAGTTCTTGCTGGAACAGGAATTGGATTAAATATTATTCAAATAAGTTTAAATCAAATAAATCCTGCTACTGGTAATACATTTACACCCCAAGAATTAATTCAAAGTTTACATGAAGCAAATGATGAAATAAATAACTTAAATGAAGACGAAGCTGTTCCAGATCAAGAAAATGATGTTCCTGTTGCTCCTGTTGCTCCTTATGATGATGTTGATGTTGCTCCTGGTGTTCCTGATGTAAATCACTTTCAAGAACAAGGTCCCGGGTTAAATATGGAAGATTTGGGGCCATATTCTCCGCGTTCTGTTACTGAAATGGAAATGGGTGGCAGAAAGAGAAAAACAAGAAAGGGAAGAAAAGGTCGCAAACATGGCCGCAAAAGTCGTAAACAACGCGGAGGAACTGTTTTTAGTGACGAACAACTTACTGAATTAGGGAATTTAGGTTTCACTGATGCTCAAAAAAAGGTTTTAGCTGAGGTGATGAGTGAAATAGACGCAAATTCTAAAATGAATTTAATTAGACGTAATGTTCAACAAATCGATCCACGAACAGAACAAGTTATTACAATTCAACAATTTATGGATGATATTGCTGACTCTCCTGATGTAGGAGGCGGTAAAAGGAGAAGAAAAAGTCTCAAACAACGCGGAGGTGTGTGTTTTGGAAATGGTGTAGGAGCAAATAATTACGATCCTAACTTCTCTATTTACAATACTAGAGAATTAACATTATTTCCTTACAGACCTACAAATTAATATCTAACCTAAAAAATAGTAACATAAATAATAATTAAAATAATATTATAATTTATGTGCTGGAATCAATATGTTTCTTTAAATACATTTATTTTTAGTGCGTTTGTACTAGTGTTAATTGTATACAACAATTAATATTCGCCTTATAAGCTTGATGAATTAAATAGTATATACGCATACTTTTTTCTAATGTCATTTTTTGTAATGCAACTTATAGAATTTTTCCTTTGGAGAAATTTAAATAATAAAGACTTAAATAAATTATTTTCAAATTTAGGCGCATTATTATTGCTATTACAACCAGTTGCTTCATTAACGCTATTAAAAGACATAGACCTACGAAATAAAATGCTAACGCTTTATATTATACCTGCGTTTTCTTATTTTATTTATGAATTTACCAATAAAGATTTTTTAACTGTTGTATCAAAAGGAGGGCATTTAAAATGGGATTGGATTGATCTAAGTGGAAATAAAAGAATTTTATTAATAGCTTGGTTGTTTTTCTTGTTTTTTAGTATATTTTATAATAAATATTATTTAGCTTTGGCTTATACAGTGGGTTTATTAATAATTTCATTGTATTCTTATCTAAAAGACGAATCATTTGGTTCATTATGGTGCTGGTCAATAAATTCATTAATGTTATTTTATGCTATAAAATTATTAGTTATTTTACCTTATAAACAGCACGGACTATGTTAAGGATTTATTTTGTTAATCTCTAAATAGTGGGTATAAATTCCCAATCAAGTTCTTCACAAATTTTTTTCCAAATGTCGTCTTGTTCAATTCTTTTCTCTCTATCTTTCAATAAAGGAAATAAAGATAGATACTTTTCTTCACCAAGAAGCTCACACAGTTTGTAAGCAGTGTAATAATAATTTAAAAAATTAACTCTATCGTCAGGACAGAACTTGGAATATGGTGATTGTAATTCAACAAACAAATTACATAATGTTTCTTCTAATTCAGGAGACATGATAGGAGGTTTAATCCCCAATTTATCTTTAATAAATGGTATATGTTCATAGTATTTATTATAGCCTAGTTTTTTAAGAATTTCTTTTGTTTTGATATTAGTAATTTGTGCCAATTCTATTCTCTCTTTTTTAATTTGAAGTTTAATATTTTCAATAACATCTGGAGGTATTTGAGTCGTTTCCTTGCCCTGGAATTGTGCTAATATTTCCTTAAAATGATTTATTCTTTTATAAGCATAAAAACAAACTTCTTTTGGAGGTTCTTTGTAAGAAGGTTTTTCATTTTCGATTAGATATGGAATAATTCTTGAACAACTATTACAAACCATGATTCCTTCGTCTTCCAGAGGTATTAATTCCCCTTTATGACATATTTGACAAATATCTGTTTGACAAATAAATGAATTAACATCGAGAAAAGAATCGTCAATATTGCTTAAATATTTAATAACAATGTTATTGTTATCGCGTTGCTGTTTTAATTCATCTGTATTATCTTGTTTAATTTTAAAAAATGTATTGATCATTTTTGTTTTATTTGTTGAAGCTTGGACAGAGTTCCCATCAGATATACTTTTTTTATTTTCAAAATATTCAAATATAAATTTAGAATTATCAAGAAAGTAATCTTTTTTCTTTAATTTTGTCTCTCTAATTTTTTCAGTAAGTTCATTTATTTTATCTTCAATATCTAACTTTTGTTCAACTGTTAACTCATTGTAATTATCAATAATTTTTTGTCTTAATTCTTGACGTTCAATTTTAAAATCAGGAATGGTACCGTTTTCATCCTTAGTAAATTCATTTAAAAATTCCTTATGCTTTGTATCAAGCGTTATAGATGTTTTTTTGTTAAATTTTATTTTTTTATTAGACTTTGGTTTAAAACTAGGCATTGTCTTTTAAATAAATACATGAAATTTATTTAATTAATAATAGCGATAAAATATATTTTAAATAAATTTAAAGAACTAATATTAAATAAAATTGAAACGTTTAAAGAATAATTAATATTATTATATAAGATTTAAGATGAATACCTTGCTCGACACTATGTTTATTAAGCGCTTCTGTTTGCCGTCTAATTCGGACCTTGATTTGTATGAGAACGGTAAGTCTACCGTATCATCGTGTTTGTGCGGAAATTATAATCACGTGTCGTGCGTTTTACAAGGGAAAGGGAAACTTAAAAAAGGCTAGAATTCTTAGTTTTGGAGTGAATCAAATGGGTGATATATATGGAAATAATCCAGGTGTACATGCTGAATGTGATGCTATTTCAAAGCTAATTCCATTAAAACCAAAAAAAAAACTTGAAAATATAAATATTCTTGTAATAAGATTATCAACAAAAAATAAAATTCAATCTAGTAAGCCATGTAGTAATTGTATAGAAACAATGATTAATTTACCGCCTAAAAAGGGTTATAAAGTCCAAAATATTTACTATTCAGATATGTTTGGAGATATTGTGAAAACATCATTAAATACTTTAGAAAAAGAAGAGAGACATTATTCAAGATTTTATAGGAACAAAAAACAATTCAGTAGTTAAAAGCTGATTAATGTTTTCTTAAAAATATTTAATGGATATCAAAGTAAATTTAGAGTCTTTGACTGATTTAGAAAATGTTAAGATTGACGCTATTAAATTTCAAAAAATGCTTTTTTTGTTTAATGCTATAGAGCAAGGTTGGTCTGTTAAAAAACGAGGTGAATCTTTTGTCTTCACAAAAAGTCATGAAGGTAAAAAGGAAGTGCTAGAAGATTCATATTTAAAAAAATTCATGAAAGCAAATTTAGACTTAAGTAAAATAATTTCTTAATATTTTATATATTTACAGCATTTTCATATTTAAATTATTTTGATTTTTTGCTTTAGAAATAAGTAGTTTTCTTTAGTTTAGTTGTCAACTTATATAAATATATAAATTATTTATAATCTATTTAGTGATAAAATAATTGATAAAATAAAAAAATCATGTATAAATAGAATATTCACAATAAATTAATTAAATTAATTAAATAATTTAATTAAATTAATTTCCAAAAAATTTTTTTCTTTAGCTTAATATATAAAATGGGAGGAGGTCTTATGCAATTAGTCGCCTATGGCGCTCAAGATGTTTACCTTACTGGTAATCCACAAATTACTTTCTGGAAAGTTACTTATCGCAGATATACTAACTTTGCTATCGAGTCAATCGAACAAACTTTCAACGGTCAAGCCGATTTCGGTCGCCGTGTACAATGTGTCATCAGCAGAAATGGTGACCTTGCCTACAGAACATACTTACAAGTAACACTTCCTGAGATCAACCAACTTATGGGTCTCGGAAACTACACTACTGGCCAAAACTCTGGCGTTTATGCCCGTTGGTTAGACTTCCCCGGTGAGCAACTTATTGCTCAGGTTGAGGTTGAGATTGGTGGTCAAAGAATCGACCGTCAATATGGTGACTGGATGCACATCTGGAATCAACTCACCATGACTTCTGAGCAACAACGTGGATACTTCAAGATGATTGGTAACACCACTCAA